TGGATCTCCGCACAGATGCAAGGTGGCGCTATCGCTGCCGAGTTCAACGCTCGAGTCCGCGCTGCAGCTCCAGACGTGACTACCGCTGATCTTGATGGCATCTTGCCATTGCCAATTTTGGCTCCTATCTATTCTGGGATCCAAGGCCTCCGCCCAGTCGTGGATGCAATCGGCGCACGCCAAATGCCACAAAGCGGAAAAGTGTTCATCGTTCCAAAAATCACGACACACACTTCAATCGGTGGCCCACAAACACAAAACACCACCATCACCGCTGGACAATTCATTGTTGATGACATCCAAATCACAAAAGACATCTACGGCGGATACGTAGAAGTTTCCGAAGCCTCAATTGACTGGACTTCGCCAGAAGTCCTCCAGGGGCTCCTCGAGGATATGGGTAAAAAATACGCCCTTGCCACGGATAATGCAGCAGCCGATGCGCTTCTTGCTGGCACATCACAGACCACAGGCAACGTCGCCACGACAGACCCTGCAGACTGGATCGCTAAGGTTTACGCTTGCGCGACAACCATCTTGAGCAATGGCTACTACCTGCCAGATCATCTCTTTGTTTCTCCAGATGTGTTCGCACAGCTCGGACAACTCAGCGACACAGCAGATCGTCCATTGTTCCCACAGGTCGGCCCGATGAACGCATTTGGCACAATGAACCCAGGCTCACGCGAGTCAGTCGTGTTCGGTTTGCGCCTCGTAGTTGATACCAACTTCGCAGCAAAGACCACAATCGTAGGTGCAGCAGCTACCGGTGCTTTCCGTTGCTATGAGCAGCAGAAGGGGGCAATCAGTCTGGACAATCCATCTACGCTCTCTCGCACAATAGCCTTCAGGGGGTATTTTGCACCGAAGATGATTGACGCTAACCAGTTCATGAAGATCCCACAGGCCTAAACCTTAAGCACCGCCCGAGAAAGTTTGCATCATGGCAGTTTACGCAGTCACTTTTCATCAGCGACTAGATGACTATGCCGTGGTGCAAACTCTCGAGGACACGGATATCGGTATCGGTCAAAGCATCACGCTCGCAGGCTTAGGCCACAGCTTGAACGGCACTCACACCGTCTATGCGATCAGCCCTTATTACTTCATAGGCGTTGACGAAGAAGGCGACCTGCTTTTCAACTACGACATCTACATCGGCAACCAAGTCATCTTCTATGACGCTGGCGACGATCTGGAACGTAGTGCAGCTATTCCTACGGGGACGCTCACATGGACTCAGACCTGTCAATGGATCGTCTCAGCCGACGTCCTTGCCTGGCTCGGTATTGCTGTCGCTACCGCAAACGATACTGCTTTCGTAACTGCCTGCACGGAGGCGAGTTGCGCGTTCGCGTTTCGGCGACGTAAGGAAGCAGGTTATTTTGACTCGCTTACTACCGTCCCAGGCGCGGACGTCAAACTCGGGACAACAATGCTCGCTGGCGCTCTTTATCGAGAGCGCGGAAGCGTGGACTCCTTCGCTAGTTTTGAAGCAATGAACATCCCAGGATCCGTCGGATCTATGGGACAGATCAACCGTCTTCTCGGCGTCAATCGGAGCCAAGTCGCATGAGTGCTACTGGCATCTTTGCAAGCGCCCAGAGCACCCTTGTGGCCTCGCTCACGGGACTCGGGCTTGCAGTCGTAACAGACTCTCGCAACGCTCGCCCGATGACAGTCTTTGTCGAGCCTCCGACGTTTACCTGCTTTAACAACAACATCGCCGAAATCACTTTCGGGCTCAGGATCCTCGCAGCTCCCCCAGGAAACAGCGACGCCGAGGACTACCTCATCACAACAGCCGACACAATCATGAACAGCGCGATCTCCCTCATCTCGGGCGCTCCATCTGTCACGACCATCGGATCACAAGACATCCCGTCATACGACCTCACCGTTCGTGTGGCAACTTCAAGAAACCCATAACAGGAGAAAAATATGGCTACTACAACATTCCTCGGAAACGCAACTATCAACATCACCCCCACAGGCGGAACCGTATATGACGTAAGCGATAATTGCCGGTCATGTTCCGTGTCGGTCGGCTACGAGTACCTCGAGAGCACCGCGTTCGGCGATACAGGCCGACGTGCAGTCCAAGGATTGCAAAGTGTCTCCGTTGAGATGGAATTGTTCCTCTCATATGGATCAGGCGAAATTGAAACGCTCATGGCAGCAATTCAAACCGCTGGAAGTGCCGTAATCGTTGTCTCACCTTCAGGCACAACAGAGTCCGCCAGTAATCCAGAGTTCACGATCACGAACTGCACACTTGATGCCAACCAGGCCATCATGTCAACCGTCGGAGAATTGGCTGTCGTTTCGCTGTCGTTCACTAACGGCACCTGGGTACGCGACATCACCGCCCCATAACTAATCAAACCTTTACCGTGCAAAGGAAACCATGAAACTATCCATAAGAGTTAACACCGGCGGAGACGACTACATCGTTGAAACCAACCTTTACCACATCATTCAACTAGAGCGAAAATACAAAGTGAAAGCGTCCGATCTAGCAAACGGGATCTCAATAGAGCAACTTGGGTTCCTAGCTCACGAAGCAGCCAAAACTGGAAACTTCGCTCCACCATTACAACTGGACGACTTCCTCAAAAAACTTGTCACTCTGGATGTGTTGGAGAATGAAGCAGCAAACCCCACCGAAGGGGATCAGTAGCAAGAACGCTCGCCGAGTTACTTGTCGAGACTGGCTACTGGCCCCCAGACATAGACTTCACTTTGCAGGATCTCATGACTTGCGTAGATGTAATTAACACTCAGAGAAAGAGCAAATAAATGACAGCAACAGCGCGAACCGAATTCGTCGGCGGTGCAGCTGCTATCAAAGCTCTCAAAAGCATTGATCCCGAATACCGAAAACAGTTCAACCGTGACGCGAAGAGCATTGTCGCGCCACTCATCGCCGAGGCAAAAGGCGCTTATCCTTCGATGCCTTTGTCGGGCATGAAATACAAGTGGACAGACAAGCGCGGTCGGACTCTTCTACCTTGGACTGTGAACAAGGTTCGCGCTGGCGTCAAGTTCAAAACTTCTACGCGCCGAAACAAGTCTGCTGTGCTTTACGTGACCCAGAGCGACCCAGCAGGCGCGATCTTTGAGGTCGCTGGCAAGGCGAACCCAGGCACAAACTTTAACAGCAATCTCAGAGACAGAGCCTCTCGAGTTTTGTGGCCTACGGCAGAGAAACATCTCCCAGACGTTGAGCAAGGTCTGTCGGATCTTGTGCGCGACGTCATGAAGAAAGTTAACGAGGAGACGCGCTAATGGCTATCAACATTCCGATCATTACCGAATACATCGGGACTGGCGTAGATAAAGCGATCCGCGAGTTCAAGCAGTTAGAAACGACGGGCGAAAAAGCCCAATTTGCTATCAAGAAAGCAGCAGTCCCAGCAGCAGCAGCTCTAGTCGCTGTCGGCGCTGCAGCCTTCGACGCTGTCAAAGGTGCAATGGAAGACGCAGCAGCTCAAGAACAACTCGCTCGCAACATCCGAGGCGTAACCAATGCCTCAGACTCAGCAATCAAAAAAAATGAAGACTTTATTTCCTCGCTGTCAATGGCGACCGCCACCGCGGACGATGAGCTGCGCCCAGCACTAGCAAAACTTGTCACCGGCACAGAGAACCTTGAAGAAGCACAGCAAGGACTTCGCCTTGCTCAAGACATCGCTGCAGGCACAGGAAAAGACCTTGCCACAGTTTCCGACGCCCTCGCTAAGGCTTACGCAGGCAACGACAAAGGACTCAAAGCCTTAGATCCGCGCATGAAGACACTTCTCAAAGACGGTCTAGATGTCGAGGGCGCGATGAGCGTACTGGCGGACACTTTCGGAGGTGACGCTGCTGCAGCTGCAGACACCGCTTCTGGACGGTTCAAACAATTTCAGATCGGGCTAGAAGAAACCAAAGAAACCATCGGCGCTGCACTACTTCCAGCAGTCGAGGCCGTGCTTCCGTTCATAACCCAATTAGGACAATGGGCCGCAGATAACACCACAATTTTCATTGCTGTCGGCGCGGCTATCGCAACCATCGCAGTAGCAGTTATCGCAGTCAATACCGCAAATAAACTGTGGGCAGCCACAGCCCTCGCCACAACAGCAATCAACGCAGCTCTCGCAACATCCTTCACAGCGCTCCAAGTTGCTACTGGAGCAATCATCATCACAGCCATTATCGCTGCAGTTGTCGCTCTACAGGTCAAGTTCAACATCCTTGGCAAAGCAATCGACGGAGTTGCAGCTGTCGCGACTGCGTTGTGGGACGGGATGAAAACAGGTTTCGCTGGCGTTGTTACAGCTGTCAGCGGATACGTAAACGGATTAGTCGCTGTCTATAAAGGCTTATTCAACGGCATCGCGTCAGTCTGGAACAACACCGTCGGCAAACTTTCTTTCAAGATCCCAGGCTGGGTTCCAGTCATCGGAGGAGCAGGCTTCGATGTTCCCGATATTCCGATGCTTGCTAATGGTGGCATCGTTAATTCTCCTACGCTGGCGATGATCGGCGAAAAAGGCCCAGAAGCCGTCGTCCCACTTACAGGAAACAATGCGCCGAATATGGGCAACAACATCACGATCAACGTCAACGGCGGAGACCCGAACGCAGTAGTCAGCGCCTTACGCGCCTATATGCGAACTAATGGAAGCGTCCCCATCCGAGTGAGCAACGCTTACTAATGGCTGTTCAAAGTTTCGCTGTTGATGTTGAAGGCGTGTCTGGCACGCCTGCCATCACATTAAACAACGTCGTCTCCATCAATTTTAAGACAGGGCGCGAACGACAGCTTGACCAATACGCAACGCTTAGCGGAACCATTGTTGTAAGACAACCTTCAGCACCTAACGCGGTCATCAAACCTGGTTCAACTGTGAAAGTAAGCTGGGACGACGGTGGCATCTATCGCAGCCAATTCTCGGCATCAATCTCTAACGTACAAATGAGCTACGGGATACCGTTTGCAGGTGGCGTCGGAAACGCCGACTACATGACCATCAGCCTTGAAGGATATTTTGCTCGCTGTGGCAGAGCCAGCGGAGAAAGTTA